AATGATTTCCTTCTCGATGTCGGTGACGCCACCTTCGGCGTTAGAGTCGATGAGGTCGATGATGCCGACCATCGGAACACCGGCGACCAGGATCTCAAAACGTTTCTCGATGCCCCTCACGCCATCCTTCACCTGCGGCTTCACCTTGGGGGCGAACTGCAAGTTATACAGTCTTACTAGCTTTATGCCCATGTCCTTCAGGGCACCCTCGGTAACACCTTCTTGATCCCAGGCTTCCTTGGGGATGTCGGGCTTCACGGTTTCGAAGGCGGTCGTATAGACGTCTTCCAGCTCAGTGGTTGGTGCAGGCACACCCTTGTCGACGATGTGATGGTGCGTGTGTTCCAGTGCATGATGGATGCCACTGCCTTGCGTAGCTACCACGCTAGGCGGTCGGCTGATCTTCTTGACGTACCGAAACTCGTACTGCTTGGGGCAGCGCAAGTACATCTCGGCTTGAGAGTTGCTCAGGTAACCCGCAGGAAGTTTAAAGCCTCCGCTGGGGGCTTCCAGCTCCCCCGCCGGTTCCAGTTCTTTGAAGTCTTCGAGATCGACTTCTTCGTCAAGGGTGAGGTCATCGAACTCGTCGAGACCAACGACACGTATCTTCTCGGTCATGCTTTGGTTCCTTTGGGACGCCGAGGAAGCGTGGGTTCACGCTCACGGCGGACACGATCACTCTGTGCCCGAAGCGATGCGATGGAAGGACCGCCTCCGTCACCCCTCTTGCTGGTGTAGGTGGGGGGTTCTGGCGGTTCCAGAGACTCACCCAATGACTCGTCGAGGATGACGGACTCGCGAGGTTCTTCGGGTTCTTCGGCCTCTGGCTCTTCTTGCGCCTCGGTAACTAGCCGTACTGCAGCCGCCGGTTTCTCCGATTCTTTCACCTCGACCAACGAGTGTTTGCACAGGGGACAGTGTGTGAGCAGGTCACGCTCACGACACGTGACGTTTACCTGGTAACGCGTGACCATGCACATGTTCCCATCAGCATCTTGTCCTGCAGGTTCTTCGACCGGAATGATTTTGATTTCCTTATCAGGGGCGACGCCACGCATCGCCAACATGTCTTTGATGTGCTGAATGAGGTCTTCCTCTTCGAACGTGATGACGTGTTTCATTCTAGTTCTCGTGCTTTCGCGATGGGTCGCGCCACTCTACTTAACGCCCCTTGTAGTGCGCCCAAGATGGTTTCAGCCACGGTGCTCTTGTTATCGAGGGCCTTTGCAATGTCCTCGTCCACCGTGCCATTACCGAGTAAACGAAAAACGGTGACGTCCCGCTTCTGTCCGATTCGATAGTTGCGGTCCAGGGACTGGAGGTACGCTCCAAGTTTCCAAGGCAAGGAGTAATACACCATGTAGTTGGCCGCGTTCAACGTCACACCCACGCCTGTTTCAACCTGCCCCAGGTACACTCGACATGTCGGTTCTTCATTGAAATGTGCCGCGATCTTCTGGATCTGGCTGGTCACACTCCCGTCGACGCGTACAGTATGCCACCCTTCAGCATCACCTTTTTCTTTAAGGGCATCTTCGATGAGGTTCAGCTCCTCGATGAATTGGCCCCAAATGATGACCTTACTCTTGGGTTCAATGAGGATTTCGTCGAGCTTACCGAGAAGCGTCTCCAGTTTGGTGTTCTCGGCCAAACGTTCCACTGGACAGTCGAGTGGCGTACTGACGACACGGCAGGCTTTGGTGTACGGCGCAACCCCTTCAATGATGCACTCACGTACCCATTCACACCCGTTACAAGGATCAGGCGCATCTGACTTCTTGATCAAGAAACCTGCGGTAACTTGCAACAGTTTGGACAGAAGGATAGCAGCATTGGGGATACTCACACGCCCCGGTTGCTTGAGAAGTGATGCTGCGTCCTGCATACGCAAGCGGTCCATCGCATCATCAAACTCCTTGGAAGCGATCAGCGTGTTGTAAAGCTGTCGCTGTTTTCCTTGAAGCACGACGGGCACGTCAATGATGAGCTGTTCAGGAAGGTCGAGACACTGTTCTTTCTGACGACGAATGGCTACTAGCGCCACACGATCGTGGAGCACGTCGAGGTTTTTGAAGCCCACAACGATGTGCTTGTTCATCTGGGCCGTAATGCAGTACGACTTCATGAAGTGCCAGTAGTTCTCGGGCATGAACACAGGCCCCAAGAAGCGCATCTGTGGGTACATATCGCGTGGGTCACCCAGGTCAGCTGTACCCGACATGATCACACGCCGAGCCGCTTTTCGAGATAGTTCGGTTGCTGTTTTGGACCGCTGACTGCGGATATCTTTGATGTACTGACTCTCGTCTGCAACGATGGCGGTGTACGGTAAGGCAGCCAATGCTTCCATGTAACGCTTCGCCGTATCGTACGTAACGACAGCACCGGAGTATTGCTTGGCTTTCTGAATCTGTGCCGTCTTCTCAGCGGTGCTTGCGGCATCGATGATGGCGTATTCCTGGTCAATGCCATGGCGCTTCACTTCATCGGACCAGACGTGGAGCACCACCTTTGGACAGAGAATGAGTGGCCAACACCCCACGGCGCGCTGCCAATCAATCACAATTTTGCTTTTACCTAAACCACAGCCGTACAGCAAACCCGCTCGGTAGTGATAGATGAGATGCACGAGCCCATCGATTTGATGCTGAAAGGGTTTCGTCTTGAAAACGAATCCTTCAGGTAGCTCAAGCTTTTCAATTCGTGTTACACACGCATTGAAATACTCCACAGCCAGCGCTGCTTGCGGCGAAAGCTGCACGGGTATCTGCAACGCCTCAATGTCCCGCAGCACGATGCTCGCACATGGGTAAAACGCCGGATAGTACCACAGCGGGTCGCCCTTGAGCTTCGTCGCTCCGAAGACCTTGCTGAGGCGATGGTCCAGTCCCGGAATCACGAAGACCGGAGTTCCGTTAAGCTGAGTGATTTTGAGGGGAAGGATTTCTATCATGTTTATCTCACCGACATACTACGTTTTGTGAGCATCGTCAACTCCACAAACAGCGCACGAGGCGTAGTAAATCAAACCAAGGCTACTGAGCCTCGACGCCCCCACGCGTGGGCGCTCAAGCTGTGAGCGAAAGTTGTGCTGTTTGCCTACGATGAGCCGTGGCTGGTTGCAGCGTGGGCAACGGTAGTATGAGGCCGCTTGCTCTTCGCCGTCACTGGCTGGAGCCCCCTCGACGTACTGGAAAAGCTCCATGGGGTCCACTTTTTGCTCCTTGAGACGGGAACCCACGAGCAGGCATTTACGCGGTAAAGCTGCCCACAGTTTCTTCACGTAGTCGCAGTCATGTTGAGCCAATAAGCCCTTGGCGGCACAGACCAATGCCTCATCGCACATTGCACAAAGGGGATCTTCGCGTAAGTGCCGGCAGTCGGCCTCTAAAGGGCAAGCCACACACAGTGCCCTCTTGTAATCTTCAGCCATGCAACCTATCCTCCGGTTATGAGTGACACCGATCTAAGCGGCTCAGATCTCGAATCTTTGTTTCGGGGAAGCACCGCCCACCCGAACCCGATGTTCGACTTCATTACAGGATTTGTGCCGAGGCGACTCCGAGATCTGTTCATCTGGATGGAGTACCTCTACTACAACTCCGCCCAGATCTTCGCTGCTCTGAAGAAGTTCTCAGAGTACCCCATCACGAACATCACGTACGATACGCAGAACAAGAATCTCGAGAAGCGGATGAAGACCGTCCTCGAGAAGATCCTCAAAACGAAAGCAGTACTGACGTTGGCAGGGCGTGACCGTTGGATCTACGGCAACGCGTTCATCTCCGTCTTCCAACCATTCACGCGATTCCTCAAGTGTCCTTCTTGCGGCAAACTCACCAACGTTGAGCACGTGAACTACAGGTTCAAGTTCAAAGATCTTGCTTTTGAATATACGTGTAGGAAGTGCAAGAAGGTCGTGAAGGGGAAGGTCATCGACCGGAAGCTCACGGACCCCAGTAAAATACATATTATCAGGTGGGACCCCAAGCAGATTGACATCGACTACAACCCCATCACTGGCGCTTCCGTTTACTACTACACCATCCCCGCCGACCTGAAAGACAAAGTCAAGAAGGGCAACAAGCACATCTTGAACTCGATGCCGATGGCCTTCTTGCAAGCCATCAAAGAGAACAAGATGTTCCGGTTCTCCGACGGTTTTGTCTACCACATGAAGGTAGCGCCGCCTGCCGGCATCGATCAACAGTGGGGCTTCCCACCGCTCACCGCTGCTATCAAGCTGTTCTTCTACGCGGCTGTACTGCGTAAAGCGAACGAGGCCATCGCGCTGGACCATCTCGTTCCGTTCAGGATCATGTTTCCAAGGCAAGCCTCAGCCAACGCTGATCCCATCCAGACCATTGCGCTGAATACGCTCTTTGAAGAGGTGAAGTCTGGTCTTCGCAGATGGCGTAGAGACCCTCTCACGATCATGCACTCGCCGGTTCCGGTAGAGGTTGCACAGATCGGTGGTGACGGTCGAGCCCTCCTCACTCTGGGGGAAGTGAAAGAAGCTGAAGACAACATCATCGCGACCATGGGCATCCCCCGTGAGTTCCTGTACGGCGGCCTCTCTTTTACAGGTTCGGCGATCACGCTAAGGATGCTCGAGAACCAATTATTGACCTATACTGGGGAACTCAACGAGTTGCTCCAGTGGGTCACCGACCGCGTGTCAAAGATTCTGGGCTGGGGCCACGTCGATACGGAACTCACCGAGTTCAAACTCATCGACGACGTGCAACAGAAGCAACTGATGATCCAGCTTAACCAGGGCGGTCAACAGCTCATCTCGAACACGACCATCGCCGAGCTGAACGACTTCGACCTTAAAGAGGAGCGAGAGAAGCGTATGCAAGAGGCGCTCGATGAAGTGCGCTTCCAGCAAGAGTTGCAAATCAAGGTGCAGAAACTCCAAGCATCGCTAGCGCAACAGACGCAACAGCAAGCGATGATGGGCAAGGGTCTCAACTACGATCAGCAAATGGTCATCGCGCAAGCCGACCAGCTAGTACAACAGATGATGAGTCTCGACACTGGCACACGCCGCAGCCAGCTTCACTCGCTGCAGGTGGAGGACTTCGTAATGTACAGCGTCGTTGTGCAACGGCTCGAAGAGATGCAAACACAACAGACACAGCAGGCAAAAACACAGAGCAGAGGTGGTTGATGGGGAAGGACAGCAGCGAAAGTTTCGCTGATGTAATTGACCGTGCACAGCGAACACCGAACGCAAAAAGCCAAGGCGCTAACCAAGACCTACCGAACCTCTTCACAGGCTTCCCTACACCTGAGGGGGAAACCCTGGTCGATAACGAGCCGGTACCGAAACGCAACAAAGACTCCAACGACATCATCAAAGGAATCCCACGTTACCGGCTGAAAGCGCACATTAAGCGGTTCATCATCGGCACCGTCGTCACACGTGTTGGAGAGGGTAAGAACGTCGAGTACATCACAGAAGAGCGTGATGATAGTCTCGAGTACGAAGCTCTGATGGACAAGATGCTCTCTGGTGAAGCGGTACCACGCTTTGAAGAGCGGAACATCCTCAAAGATGGCGCACTTGTCGTCGTCGTCAGCTACCTGGCAGTTCTGCCTAAAAAAGGCGCAGGTAGTGACTCTCCCGATACGAAGTCCTGATCGATCAGAACAACAAAAGAAGAAGCTCGCGCT